GGCAACCGGTATTCAATTTTGTAGTAGATATCCAGCGCATCTTCGTCTTCCGGAACAAACCCTGTAGCAATCTTGATACCGCCTGCTTGTTCCAGTGCTCTGATCTTCTCTTGCTCCTCCATGTACATCTGGGAGATGGCTTTCTCTCTTTTCTTTGTTTTTTGGGCTAGGGCATCGGTAGCTTTTACTGAAGGTATTTCATCGCGGGAAAGAAAGCTTCCTAATATATTTTGAACATATCTTGGTATTACTTTGATCAACTGCCAATCGATATTAATTAACGATTGGTTACCTTCTACACCCATCAGCGGCTTAAATTCCTTGTTACTGGTGGTACCCTTGGCGTATTGTTCATTTAAGTTCCACTGCTCGTATCGTTGTTGATAATACCCATTGTTGCCAAAAGAAACAAAATTCCACATCTGTTCTGACACCCTCAACCCGTATTCGGGTTTTCTTTTTTCGCTAGGAACATCAAACTGCATGCTCAGTAAAGCGTCAAAATCCGGTGTGGTAAATGGTCTGTTGCTCACTTTGATATTATTTTCATACAAAATAACGAAACTTTACGGATTAGGACTTTAATAAAAGAAGACCCCTTAACCAACAAAGGGGTCTTCTTTAAAACCATAGCTGTATAACTGCTGGATAAAAGTATACTTTTCATTTGTAACAATCATCTTGGGTAACGTATATACTTAACAGACTTTGGGTTTGTGGATATTGAATGCTCAAATGTGCCGGTCCCGTTCGAACTATTCCCGTCCTCGCTTGTGTTACCGGCTATACCAATTTTACCGCCATCTTCTGTCACTATCCCTATGTGGTGAGCATGGTCATTAGCATCCACATAAACGAACAGGTCATTTTTAACTGGCTTGGCGGTGATCCAGTTATTTTTCTTTGCCAAATCATATACATCCTGACATGCGCCAAGTCTTGGTATTATAGACTTCCCTTCAAAGCATATATCAAGTACCATTGTAACAAAATAGCAGCACCATGACTCTCCTTTCAACCCGCCACACCACTTTTGGATAGCCTCTACCCTGTTTCCAGAATTCGGGCTAGCTTCCCTAACGAATAAATATTGCCTTGCTATATCAACTGGAGAGTATTTCATATTAAGCCTTTTTAAATAAATTTTTAACTGATAAGATTGCACTCCACATATAACTTCTAGCTACGTGGGACAAAATAAGAATAGCGACACTTGCGATAAGAAACCACATCAGCCGGTTTATCTCTTTCTTACCGTCTGCTACGTTTGTATGTAATGTTTGGATAACGCCATCCTTTGTTGCACCTTCTTTATCTTTTAAATGAAAGCTATCCTGCCATCGCCTTGTCTCACTGGTCATGAATGACAACTTAGTGGTATCCGGAGGGCACTTAGCTTTTATTTTATTAGCCAGGTATTGTTTCTCGCATTCGTCCCAACCTAGGTCGTACGCATCTGCAGCGGCCTGCCCACAGTTTAACTCGTTCTCGTGTGCTTTCTTTACAGAATCGATCAGTTGTTGCCGTCCAGATGTATCCTTAACAATCTTGGTCTGGTGGACTATAATTTCCTTTCCAGGGGACAGTATGATCTTGGTAGCGGTATCTATAGGATGACCTTGCAGATAAGCATTAACAACTGGTATTTGAAGGGGGGCTTTTGCATTTACCCTATCCACAGATTTCTGGTCATCCCTGGCTATTTTCTTTTCCGTATTGCATGCACAAAGTAATGCGATTACTAACGCTGATAGCAATGTAAAAAGTATGATCTTTTGCCATGGTGGAGACACGTCCTTCCATGTTTTCATAGGTATTATTTTGTGTTACCGTCAGCAGCCTGGGAATCTGTTTTTTTAGTAGCGTTAGGTGCCTTCCCAGTAAGGTACCCAATCACTCCAACAGATACAGCGGCCAATACACCGCAGATGGCTTGCACCGATGCTGGTATATGTAAACCGCTAGATGCCGCTGTTAAAATGCTGCCTGATACCGCTGCCGCCACACCAAATATGGTCGTGAGCGTGTCTTTAATGTTTGAAGTATCCATTTATATGTGTTTTATTTGTGTGAATTATATGACCAAACAATTGAAATTACTGTGTTCAAAAAGCCTACCATCCCGGCATATAGTGCCCATCTTTTTTCACGCTGGTCTCTGGCAATAAGGCGGTCTTTTTCGCTTCTGATATATTTATCAGTTTCTTCTGCTTTCCCCTCTAGCTTCTTAACCCTATGAACAAATCCATCTTCGTTATACTCCGTTCCTATCAATGCATCTTTTATCATAGTTAAGTCCTGCCTCATCTGAGAGAAATCATCTTGAAGATTTTTAACCACCTGTTCCATGTTGAATTCCATTGCTTATTAAATTTTACGAAGGTAATAGTGCTTGGTTTGGGTTATACACCGAAAAATTACTGAAAATTTCGGTGATTTTACATTTTGTTAATTTGATTTTATTACCTATTTATCTGCATAAATCTTAATAAGAGAAGCTATCACATATAAGAAGGCAGTTACTATAATAAAAGCTACCACAATGATCATTACCTTTTGATACCTGGTCACTTATTTTCTAATTTAATAATTCTTTGTAATAATGCTTTATTCATGGCTTTCAATTCATCCATTTTTTTTTGTTGTTTCTGAACTATGTCAACTAATACGGGTATCATGTCAATTTCATTGTAACCCATTTTACCTGTGGATGGTGTAGTGAATGTACTGTTAGGTAATACCTCTTTTACTTCTTGTGCAATAAATCCTATCTGATTCCCTGTCCCGTAATTCTGCCACCCTTTTTTATAAGTGAATGATACAGGTCGCAACTTCATAAAATCGTTAGTGCTAAATGAAAGTGGTTTAATATTTTCTTTTACACTTCTATCTGATACAGGGGCAGATAATACCCCACTAGCATCGGCTAATACAGCCCTACTTCCGCTACCCGCTAAACTAGAAAATGTTGCAGTACCTGTTGATGATAATATAAGGGGGTAAGCCCCTAAAGCATAATCATAAAAAGCAAATGAATTACCGCCTGTGGTACTTCTAATTAATGCTTTATTAGTCCCATTCTCTGTAAATAATATATCTCCCTCCCTTGTTCCAGAAGTATTTGTATGATTAATTACTAGCTGTCCATTAGTTGATGTGGTGAATGTTCCTGTATTTGCTGATAATGCCCCTGATGAATTAATACTACTCAATATCCCCACACTTGTAATGTTTGGTTGTGCTGCTGTTGATAAAGTACCGCCTAATGTAGTAGCGTTGATTATATTACCTGTGATTATACCATTGAATAATGATGTGTCATGCGCTCCCTTTTGATTTATAGCGTATAGGTTTTGAAACTTACTTTGGATACTTGAACTATCTCTAAAATTATCTATTACTATACCTCCGTATGTTGTTGTCTTACCTGTTACTGTCGTACCGCCTACTGTTTGGTTTGGTGTTTTTACATGAACTCCTGCTGCGTTTGCTATGTTACCTGTATTAGCAAATAAGCCCCATGCTGTTGCTGAACTAACTGGAACCGAACCACCTATATTCCCTGCGTTATTATAGTAAGTAATACCTGCGTTAGCTGTGTAAATACCGTTGTAATATGGGTTGTATGTAGCTGCTGAATTAACCGATAGTGAACCGTAGTTACCTGCATACAAAAGTTGGGTATTATCATCTGCTGTTACCCCCCATAAATTCAATTCACCATTCTGCCCAAATTTGCTTGAATTGTTTATTTTTTTGGTGTTAGTAAATAACATTGAGAATGTGCTATCCGTTATGGTTGTGTTTTCAGTAAGCAACCCTCCTAATTTTACCTTTTTACTTGATTTGGTTAGACCATTGTAAGCATCGTTTAAATAAGGAGATAGCATTGTTAGTGTGTCGCTTATTTTAAGTCTGTTACTTAGCATCGAAGCCGTATCGGATAGATTTAATTTAGGCAATAAAGATGCTGTAACATTTGCTTTTGTAGATAATACAGTTGTATCTGCATTAACAGAACCACTTCCCGTAATAGTAGTAAAACTCATTCCTATTCCTGCTGCAACACTTGTTACAGTACCACTTCCAAATGTTTGTGCAATCTTTTTTAATTCTCCATTAACCACAGTAACAACACTATCTGAACTACTGCCATTTGACATATTTCTCAAATAAGATTTACCAGATATATCCAATGCACCAAGTGTCTGTATTCTTCCCCCATTCGGATTTGTACTATATAACAGAAAGTTTCTATCAGTAGGAACGGATGCGAAGTGTGTTGTGTCCTCATAAACAGTAGCGAAGAAATTAGTAATTACGGCATCAGTCATATTATGCGTTCCCGAATATAAACCTGTTAATCTTCCTATATAAACAGGTGTACCAAGTGTTGACGGGGCAAACTGAAACCCGTTATAGTGTTCGTGAGGCGAACCCGAACCGCCATGATAGTAAAATCTCAATGCAGCGTCATAGCTTGCGTAAGGCGCATTTGGTACATCAAATTGCGATGCATCACTAAATGCGTGTGCCGAATTTGACGGAAAATTTGATACGTTTAGTAACCTTGAAACCTGAACGGCTGTATTGGTTGAATAATAACCCGATGAACCGATATATATTCTGCCACTATCGGGCATGAACGTAGTATCTGTAAATCTTTGGTTTCCTCTGTATGAATAGAAAGAATAATTATATCTACCGCCATATACCGAAGAATAAATACCATAATTTGTTCCCGTAGTAGTACCTCCCACCCCTAATGATATACCTCTATTTTCAGAAGTAGTTGGGTTTATATTCAAATCAAATCCCCTTGAATATCCCGTACTTCCACCGCTTGCGTTTATTAAAGTTGCATCTGATAAAGAAGCTGAAGCAAAAGCAAGTTTACCACCTATTACACCGTTGCCGCTAATGTTGAAGTCTGCTGTTTGTTGAGAATTACCATTTACTATATAAGAACCCGAAAGGTCGGGTAAATCTGCTGCTACCAATGACCTAAAAGTAGGCTGTTCAGGTGAACCGCTTGTAGCTGATGCAAATACTCTATTAGCGGTTTGGGTTGCAAGTGTACCTACTATTGTTCCTGAACTTGTAATAGGAGAACTTGATACTGTTATAAAGGATGGTAAAGAAAGCCCTACGGATGTTACTGTACCTGCACCCTTAGTATTTATTAATGCTCTTAAAACAGATATACTATCTTTTGAACGGTTAGCCAACCATCCCCTTGCAAGCATATTAGCTGTATCTGAAATAAGCAAGTGATTACTCATCATAAATGCAGTATCACTTTTCCTTAAATAAGGTAATAACATTGATGAAGTATCAGTATATTTAACTACTGATGATGATAAAGGATAAGAAGAAGCAGCTATCTTTTTCACTACACCACCACTTGTTACCAATAAGGAGTCTGTTCCTGCCGACCCAAAAGGTAATGAACCGAAATAAACATTACCCGTTTCAGTCCATAAAGCATAGTTATTTGCAGAAGAATTTTCTGCACGTAAATAAGCACCATAATTTACCCCTGTTGCAGCACCAACTGATGCCCCTATATAAGCATAATTAGCGTCTGAACTTGTGCCTGATATTTGCACATCTACACCTCTACCTAATGTACCACTAACACTATTCATATTTAACCCAGTAGTTGGAATAATAGTAGCACCACCTAAAGCCATAGTATTACCTGCTAATATAGTCCCACTTGAATATAAAGTAGCAGATGATATTCCACCGCTTGCTGATACTGATGTTGGTGTAATAGCCCCTAAACTTAATGTAAGATTTGGGGTTGATGTTGGGTTAGTTACTATACCTGAAATACCGTTTGCATTAGTAAATCCAAATGAACTTACTCCGCTTGTCGCTGCGGTTATATTGGCTTGCAAACTATCCCTTACTTTATTTAAAGAACCACCCGTAACTAATTCTGCTACTGCCCTACCTGTATCTGCTGATACAGTAATATTAGGGTAAGTACCTGACTTAACTATTGGTGCATTTACTGATAAATTAAATTGTGCAGGTACATTACCTGTCTTTGCATAACCACTTAGCATTGCTGCCGTGTCTGTGTAATTAACCTTACGCATAGCAACGCTATCAACATGAAGTCTTGTTGATAATACAAGCGTATCAGCTTTTACCTGACCAGACGATGTTATGGTTGAGAAGTTCATGCCAGTTCCTGCTATAACAGCTGTAACCGTACCTGTGCCTGGGGAATAACTTCCGCTTACGATCACAACCTTATCCCATCTCTTCCCGGTAGCCTTCCCGTTAAATACCCAGAAGGCAGAGTCAACGCCTGGATTCTGCCAGTAAACCCAAGATCCTGTATACTTTGGACTCCAAGATGTATCTCTTTTAGCAGCGATTCCAGCACTATCGGTAAGTAGGTACCCATACTCAGCAAAGCCAGACGGTGATTTAGGAGATGCCGCTCCTGCCGGCACCTGAGATTTTGCCAAAAAGGAAATGCAGATGCACGTAAGGATCAGTAAAAACTTTTTCATGATAAAATGACTAGGTAATTAAATGCTATGATGTAAAGTTGTGAATTTTGCACAGCCTCGGTGAATGTAATGGTGACTAAACCAGATACGGTATCGTATATGGCACTATAGCTTACGTACCCAGGCTTATCCTGAGGAAGAATAGCCTGATCTCGGCTAACGGTAACACTCTGGTTACTCCATACCCTGTTCTTACCAATGTTAATGGTGAACGATGTGTCTCCTGCGGCTATAGGAGCACCGACATCCCCAACAACGAAATCGCTTTGATAGTTGACAAAGGACGATACGTTCGTACCGGGGTTCACCACAATAACGCCTGTCTGGCCACTTACAATCTCAACTGCTCTCGGGATATATTCGCCACAAAGAGAATATGCATATAACGCAATCTGGCTAAGTGCTGCAGATCCTGGAAGAACAGCAGCAGCAAAGTCAATCATGTCTGAGTAAAAATTAAGCAGGAACACAGTGCGAATATCAGCCTCACCCGGGCCATCAGAAAGCATAGCCTTCACCTTATTATCGGCACCGGATAAACCTCCGCTGATCTTGGCTAGTTCGCCCGACAGAGTTATGGTAGTTGATGGTATCATCCGAAAAAGGTTGTTTTATTTTGGTACAGGTAGTAAATATCATCCAGAAAGGTTTGGGCAAGCTGTTGTTGGGAGTAGCTACCCATATTAACCGCATTCTTCAGGTCAGTCCAGAATCTAGACATAGCGTCCTGATATCCAACTTGGTTAACGATAGATGGGTTGGCTGCAATATTCTGTGCGATTGCCACGCCAAACAAGTATGATAAAACAGTGAGCACTGCTATGCCTGTCTTCGTGTATACACTACCAGTAACAGGAGCGCTGGAAACTAGTTTTAATTCTATTCTAAGTGATAAATCCCATGGGGTAACTGCAAATGGGTATGTATCTCCATCAGTAAATGGCCACAACCCTGGCCCTAGGTTGTTCCCATAAACATCGTAAATATTCAATGTTCTGGAAACAAATGTATTGTGCGGCTCAGAAGTATAATCGCTTGTATCGGTAACATAACCAGTTGTGCCGGTTGCTGATTGAGATACAGAGTAGTTTGCAGTGAACATTTTAGTAGAGTTTACCAAAAATACCTATTTTATCGGAAAATGTTTATTTCTCCTTAGGAAGGTCATGATGAGTGATTTCCTTATAAGCATCCTTGAGTTCTGGGGTATCAAAGAACTCCGGCTTTGTCCTAGCCAGGTTTATGAACGATGATACCCTGTTGATGTATTGTTTATATTCTTTTTTATCCTCAGGCTTCATCTCTGTCCACACCTTCAGCTGTTGCTCGGAAGGAAGATCGCGGAAGATTCTATGGTAAGGGTTCAGCTTGGCATCCCTGATGTATGCCTGCTGCCCATTGCTCGTAAGCCTGGCTTTATCTCTAACCTCCTTAGGTATGTCATTCCACTTTGTTCCGGCAAATAAGTCATTCCTGAGTTCTCTACGAGCAGATATACGTTCGGCATCAGCTTTTGTTTTAACCTCATCCTTAAATGATTTCTGTGCCGCCACGGATATTTTATTTTGTATTGGGGTTTGTTGGAATTCCTTTTTAGCCGGCATAATACCGAACTTCTGTTCAACCTTCTGTCTGAGTGATGGCTCCTTTTCGGAAGAACTCTGTGGTTTGAAGGAGAATGGAATAAATGATTCCCCCTCGTATTTTAAAATATCAACTCCTTTTTCAATCAAATTCCCAGAGTATATCTCAGTGCCATAAAAATCTTTATTCTCAAACAGGCTGATCACTTCGTTGATAATTGGTGATGTTTTATCAGCCAATGTCTTACCAGGATCTTTGGCATATGAGAATGCATCTTTCATGTAGGAGGGAAGAGAAACCCTGTGATCAGTTCCGTCAGCATTCTTTGTACCGTCCTTAGGAAAGAAGTAATCACGCCATTCTTCTGGCTTCTTCCCAGTCATTATGTATTGGTACATTGCCCCGTAAGTTCCTACCATGGCAGGTAGGGTAAGTAACCAGGCTGTGTTTGAAGTAAGTCCTTGCCCTTTCAGTAATCGTTTAGCTGACTCAGGGGCTTCTAGTGTTCCTTTACCGAAGGCCCGGATAGTACCGCCTGTCCAACCGAACGAACGGATGGTAAGAAATGCCATGTCCTTCATAGTTTTATCCCAGAACAGGTTATCATAAACCATCTGTCCTAAACGATCGTCCATGGAATCACCGGCTTTCTGGTATATTCTGGCAATCTCTTTTGGAGAAAGTTCACCGCGACCACCTTTCATGATAATTTCGTTCTCTGCGGTACGGATCATACCTCCCACTTTAAGACGGGGAACATACCATTCCATCAATGGTTTGGCGGCAATCTCAGGGATGGTGAGCACAAGGTTCTTAACGACTCCCGGCAGTTGTGAAAAATCTTTATCTGCTCTGAGTTTACCAATCCCTTTCTTCAGGTTGTAATATGAATCAAGAGTGTATATTTTGCTTAAACCGGTTCTTGCGTTCGCATCGATCATCCCACGCACAGATTCATCCATTATCCCCTTTTGCCTGTACGATTTGATGCCTTTATCGCCAACATACAGAGTTTTGCCTATGTTAGGAAGAACAGCCAACGAACTCAGTAACTGTCCAAATCCGCTTGGCTTGCCTGCAGTAAGTAACCTAACCCCCTCAGCGGCACCGGTTACGGTAGCATCCATGGTTGTGGTAGTTAAGTGGAACATCCCAAACCCTAACTGGAACAAGTTCTTAACGTTGTTGTATGCTCTTGCTGATTGGAAGGCATTCTTCATGATCACGCCTTTACCTGCGAATCCACGACTCAGGTAGTTATTAACCACATAAGCTACAGGCTCTGGCATATAGTACCCACCAGAACTTGATTTAGCGGTGCCTTCTTCCGTAACAAAGCTGCTCATACGTTTAAACAAAGGATCTTCCACCAACTGCCATCCTTCCGGCTGACCACCGGTCTTGAAAAATTTCAACAGGCCGTCCCTCTTCATTTCCTTAAACACCTTATGAGCAGCCTCGAACTTCCAGGCGTTGGTCTCAGCCAAACGTACCATTTCTTCTGGGTTGTCAGTTGCCAACTTATAACCAGCTTCTAATCCGGAAAGGATATCAGCAAAGAACCTCTGCTTCAAGAATGATTTATTACCCTCTAATGGTGCTTTCGCATGCACTGCTGCAAAGTGAGCACCTGCTTTATCTGGTTTCTCCCAGAAGTGAGGGAAGTAATCTTCGGTGTATGGAACATCCTTGATCTTGCTTAAAATATCGAATACATCATCCATACGCTGGCGGTACATATCAGCCATGGCTTTATATTCAGGAGTAGCATCTCCATACATCTTCGGGTTCTCAATGCTAAGGATGAAGTTTACTTTATCTTGATGAGGGATGCTATTCCAATCATTCATTAATTTATGGTGCTCTGCATCTGCCTGCTCATTCTTTCTGTTCTCTTCTCCTTTAATACCCCTGATAGCAGCCATGGTATCTCTAGCCATTTCTCTTCCTTCAAACGATGCCGCATGGAACATTTTAACACCGGCTTTGATCATATCTTTCGGCTTGGATACGAAATCTTTTATTTTCTGCCATACAGATTTGCCCTTGTCTAGGTTACCGATAGCAGTTGCAACTCTGTACTGGGTAAGTTCTTTTTTCTGCTGATCATCAAGATGACCAGAATCAACCAACTCTTTATGCAGAGCAGCAACGATATCTTTATCTGTTACCGGGTCACCAGTATGATTATCCTTAATATGCTGCACTCCTTGTTTAACGGCATCTACGATCGATTCTCCGAGTTCAATAGCTGTGGCGATAGTTTCTATTGCACCATCCCAGATAGCGACAGGAACACCTAAGCCTGCGTCATACAGCTTACCTTTCTTGGATTTAAGTTCACGAACCTGGTCTGCTAATTTTTTGGCAGCTGGTCGAACCACTTCGGCTTTACCGAGTTTATCATTTCCTCGTCCGGTTCCTCGGTCGCTCCCCACAGAGCCTGGTTCAGATACGTCTCCTGATTTATTGGAGTCTTTTCCCTCAACAGCATTTTTATTACTTGATCTTGACCAGCTTGGGGTCTCAATTCCTCCGGCAGCATCATTAACCCGTTGTCTTGCTTCATGGATATTTATTTTATGGTTAGCGTAATCTTTCCATATTTGAGATACAGCTTCTTTGTTTTTTGCATCACTTTTAAACGTGTCTTTAAATAACCCCCTTACAGCTTCCCAGGTTATCGACTGCATCTGGCGAGCAAGTATTCCTCTTTCTTTTGCAGCCATATCGTAAGCCTCAGATAATGCAGCATACGTACCGGATATACCCGTTTCAGCAGATCCTTTGCCGGATAAGTTATCCTTCACTTTTTGATCACTGCCTGCCAATGGCTCCAGAAATGCAGCAGCTACTGCATGTGTGTCAATAGTAACATGCGGTGTTTTTGAATTAGGATCAGAGATGTTGTTATTAAAGCTTCGAACCTTATGTTCTTCTCCCAACTGTTTTGATATATTTTCAGGGGAGCCGTCCTGTGCTAACGATATTGCTTTATCAATAGTACTATACCCTTGCCACCCCACCTTTGAATAGGCAGCAACTCCTTTTTTATCTGGTTTGTTTTTTGCAACGCCTATAATGTCACCATTTGGAGAGTATACGTTGTATGATTTTGAATTGTATGCCTCATCATAAGATCGTAACATTTGAGGGAAATAGTCGCGGTCTTCGGATAGTTTTTTGCCAAGTAACCCGGCTGCACTCTTCTTTGCATCTTCTGTTTGTTTCTGCATCCTGGCATCGAATGCTTCTTTTGATTCACCTTTCATTACCTGACCTCTGCCAGAAAGTTCTACGTATTTATCAATGATCTTTTGATCAATAATGAAATCTGATTTTGTTTTAACAATATCAATAACACGTTCAGCTAGACTGATATTTTTATACCAATCCATCTGTGGGCTTAAAGATGCTAGTACTGCTGATGCCTGTTCATTTGACATCTTATATTTTTTGGCAAGATTCTGAGCCAATACATTAGCCCCGTCATACCACCTCTCGGAAACCTTGCGAACATCATCCGGAACGCTATCGTGCAGCCACAATAGGTTATCTGCTACTTTACGCACAAAATCCTTATACACACGATCGGCAGCTTCCATTCCTTTTGCCTGCAGTTCTGGGCTACCACCTTTTGATTTTGGAAGGAGACCCTTCTCTATCGCTTTTACATCTTTAGGATCAGTAAATCTTCTCATAAGGTCGTAGCTGGCAATCGTCTGGGCGATGGTCATGTAATTACTAGGAGATTTACGTGCTTCTTTCAGATTAGCTACGTTGTCACCTGTTTTATGTACCGCAGACTGATCAGTGCCGGCAGATGTTGGGACTCTGGTGGAAACTGTTTTACCAGAGATGACTTTATTTTCTACATCGTCCTTTTTTAACTCAGCAACGTGTTTCGCATCTTCTTTGGCTATATCAAATTTTGCAGGCTTGGATAATGATTGATCCTGATCTTCCATATGCTTTCTAAACATCGCTTCGCCCCACTTCTTTCCGGACATATTTTCATTTACCCAGTTAACGGTAGCTTCAATAGCTTTACCGAATTCTGTATTTTTTTCTACCTGGCTAGCTAAGAATTCAAGTGCTCCATCATAAATAGCTTTGGTAAGACCTAGGTCTGGTAATACGTTCAATGTTCCTTTATCGCTTTTTAGGCTGCGGATACGATCGGCTAATTGCTTTGGTGATTGTTTTACTTCTGTTGGGGTTGTTTCATTTTTAATTGGTTCTCGGTACATTGTTTCTTTGGTAGTAAAGTCTTTATTACTTCCCTTATTTTCAACGAACCCGAATTGTTTATAAAAGTCTTTAAGTCTATTAACGGAGGTTGCACCAAAATCGGTTGATGGTGTTAATACAATACGCTTACCATTTTCGTCTGCATACTTTACAATATCTTCCATTGCTTTACTACCGATACCACTTCCTTGTTTATCTTTTGGCACTTCTATTCTCGATAGCGTTAAATCACCTAATGCACCTTTTTTATTCAAATCACCCATTAAGTCCAAAGTAATACCATGCTTTTCTTCCATTTGTTTTGAAAAATCAGATGGGGTTACTCCTTTTGCATCCCCTACACTACCACTACCTTCTTCTATTGGTTTAGGGGGTTTTAAATCATTCTCAGCCAAATGCTGCTTAAACGCTTCTTCCCCTTTGAATTCTTTTTTTGATCCATCCGGTAGCGTAAGAGTGAATATGCAGTCTGGAGAGTATGATGGCATTGGTTATTTTTTAAAGAGTTCTATTCCGTATTCAGCAGCTTTCTCGATTTGGCCTTTAGCCTTCACCAAGTCATCGCAATTTATGGAAATACTGTCACCTTCCACCATCTCGGCTATCCTTTTCGCATCTTCGATAGCTTCTTCCATGGTATCACCAAGCCCGATCACACTTCCAATACCCACCTCTTCATGATCTTCAGTAAGCGGTATGTAATACAAAACGCCATCCTTGATCATTGGGCACTGGATTTTAACCCGATCTTTCACCTTGGAAGGGAAATACACAGCCTGTGGGGAATGTGCCGCCATTGAGGATTTAATGATCACCTGAGCACCAAACTTGGCAGCAGGCTTAATAACCGGTACTTCCCCATTAGCGATCTCCCACAAAACCTGAGAGAAATTATCTATGATCTCACACATCAGAAACCCGGGAGGATTTGGAGCACGGTTGGTGGAATCAATAAGGTATCCTGTCTTCTTATCCCATCTGATCTCAGAAGAGAAGAAACACCGGTAATTGGTTTTTTTAAACGCCTTGGATAGTTTTTCATTCACCTCGGTAACGCATTCCGGCAACGATTCATACGGTACCAGACCGCCAACATATCCGCAATCTTTCACCTCAATACCGCACATCGCGATCTCAGGGAACTGTCCTTCTATAGAAAATCCATCATATCCTACCTCAACGGCATCAGGTATTGGTTTCTCCACCACAAACACAGCTTCTTCCTTAAACGCTCCAAGGATCTCCTGCATGCGGTCAAGGCGGCTTTCAGATAGCCTATGGCTGATATAATGGAATGTTTCTCCAGACCCACGGATAAGGTTGGTCTTTATATACAGGTCTTCTTTGTTTTTAAGGTATTTTTTAAGTGCTGAGAACCCTTCGATAACGTTGTAATCGTTTACTGGTAATCCTACTTTCTCCATCAGTTCTTTGAGATCATCTCGGTAAATTTCCATATCCTCACCATAACGAGCACCGAATACAACCTTACCTATGGATACCAGATATTCCTGCAGCCCTGCCTGATACAGATCGGGGAACACAAACCAATCACACTCGTCAATCACATCCCAAATGCTATCCACACGTTCAACATTATCCATCCCCATTCCGATGGCATACTTATTCCATTTGGGCATTGAATCCTGCCACATAGTAGTAACGTATACTTTATCGCAGTCCCTGGCTAGCCTCTCCGCAATGGGGAAAAAGTATCCATAATCCACTACGCACACCGTTGTATTTTTTACTGACTTCATAACGAGTCTATTTTTTGTTCATAATCAGCCCAAGACAGACCAGCCATAGCGAACATCTGCATTTCAACTGCTTGTGCTGCAATATGCTCTTTCATATACGGGGCCTCATTAGAAAAGCCTGGTTCAGAGTTTTCTGGGACTAATCCCAATTCCCTTCTCTTCTCATAATACAGATCGAAATCCATGATCTCTTGTTCAGATAGTCCACGAAATTTTGTTAATACCTCTTCAAACATTTCGTGGATTGCTACTGCGGTCTCGTAGAATGAGTTACCCATCTCTGTAACTCTGATTTGTAATACACCATCAGCATCATAAAAATAGTCACCACATGTTTCATATCTGTGCTGGCTTTTAGGTATTGACTTGATGTGTATTTCTATCATGATTTAACGATTTCTCTGAGTGGCATTTTTCTTTTTGATCCTGGAGGGCATTTGATTTTAAGAGAACCTTCTTCCTTCATTTGTTTAATAATTTCTTCTGGTGTGCGGCCATGCTTCTCCTGAATCTTATCATCGATGGTTTTCTCTACCTCAACTTTTTCTGGCGAGAATTTCTTCCCATCCTTGTACGGGGTGGCATTCTCAAAATCTTTATCCTTCAAAAACTCAGCCTTTGCTTTCTCATTCCACTCCCCATTGTTATGATCAAGAGCGTCCATCATTTTAAGAACCTTACCGTGGGTAACCACAGCAGTTTCTTTATTCAAACCCGATATCTCATCTCTGGCCGACTGCACCCTTCCTTTGAACTGGTTAAAACTTTCACCACCGGGAGGTGCTTCATCTGGATGGTTAACCCAATATTTGGTATCGAATTCAGAGATTGGTGTTTTATCTGCACCAGTATTCCACTCGGCAAGCTTATCATTAGTAACCACCTCGCCACCTGTCTTCCCAACAATCGCTTCAGCTGTTTCCTGTGCCCGGGTCATTGGTGACGTAACAACGTTCTTAATCCCACTTGCCGCCAATTCTTCGCCAAGCTTTTCAGCCTGCACTTTGCCCTTCTCATTCAATGGATCATCAGCTGCACCGGTAAGGCCTAGCTTGTTTGAATCAGTTTCGCCATGGCGAATCAATACAGGGGCCGACTCCGACTTGGCCACAGCTGCTTCTTTTTTTGATTGGTCTTCAGCTTTCTTCTCTTCCTTCTTAGATGGAACATCAAAGTAGCCTTCTGATTCAAGTTTTTTATATAATGGGTCGGATACCTCATCCAAATGTTTTTGTGCCGATTCTGGTTTGTCGGCTACCTCTTTTATTTTATCATCAATTGCCTTAATCTTCTGCTCAAATGATCCTTTAAATTCAGAGCCTACCGTTGATTGCTCCTGTTGTAGTTCTTCTTTTTTCTTGATCAGGTCGAACGTTGCTATTCTTTGTTCCTTGGTAAAGCTTTCCGGGTAACTCATCTGTATAGCCTCAGACACATCCTTTTTCATTCGCTGCAGTGCGGTCTCGTTATAAGATGCATCTGTTTTTGAAATGGTAATTGCGTCATCTATGGCCCGGAGAGTGGTAAGCGGATGATCTTCTGCCATCTTTAGCACCATAGATCGTGCTGCAGACTTGTCTCCAAATGAGGAGACCCCATTCATAATCGATCCCATCACACCAAACATCAGTGCAGACTCAGAAATCTTGCCTGGCTCAAGCTGGTCGGCAGGAAGCTTCGTCCCTTTCTGCATATTGATGTAGCTATTCATAGCCCAATCAGCCATGCCGTTAGCGGTAGTGATGGCAGCGCCGGCACCAGTTGCGTGGATACCAGGAGATATGAACTTTGAATAAAAACTTTCAAGTGCTGATTTATCAACCACACCCTTCTTGATCACCTCTTCAATTTCCTTATTGATAACGCCATGGTCAAGTAGTTTTCCTTTTGGAAGAATACTTTGGCTGAGTACTAACGCAGAACCGCCAAGAATTCCTTTTAAGTGGGCGGTTACATTATCCAACCCGTTGGCTCTAGCCTCACGGTAATAATCGTTCTGCCCTTGTAGAAAGAATGGGACACCTTCCCGTAGAATAAAAGGTATGGTGCCGCTAATAGAACCGCCTCCGACAGCCATGGTCATAGCCATCACCGGGGCTAACCCACCAGCCATTTCACCCAAGCCGTCTGAGAAATTTGCTAACTTCTCCCATGCGGTATTACCTGCACGTATAGGAGTTCTTAAATCAAGTTCTGACTTTTTTTCACCAGAAATTTCTTTCCCAATCTGGTCTTCAGTAAACCCGATATCACGCATGATTCCTGACCTGATTGACTCGGTAGAATTACGCACTCCTCTCAGGAATGTTTTTATAGAAGAAAAGTAATCCCCTTTCTCATCGATAGCTTTCTGCTCTTTTTCTGCCTGTTTCATACCCGGGAAGTAATCTGGCAGCCTTTGCGACATCTCATATCCTTTTGCCTGTTTGGATAACAGGGAGAGTGCAGCCTGGCCATCGGGTGTGCCGAGTAATTCAATATCTTTTAAATGCTGATCATTCTTCACCTTGTATTCAGCAGCCTTCATTTTAAACGCAGCAGACAGAGGAGAATCCTTCATGGTTTCCAGAGTGTGTTTGGTCAGCTCAAGCTTGATGGCGTTGTACTGTTTCTGGTCTGCCGGGGATACACTTTTAGGATCACGCATCATCTGTGCTTCGATCTCGTGCAACCTGTCGAAAGCCTCCGGCATTTTTTGGTAAAGCGAAGGCTCTCCTGCTAACCGAAGTTTTGCTGATATATTATCCTGATCCTGATTATATTTATCGGTGTATTCTGCGAACTGGTTATGCTTATCAATAGCATCCATGATTGCCCATGGAGCATAATGAGGTGCTACCTTGGATAATGGCGTATCCATCTCAAATGTCTTCATGATAGCATTGTCGGCAGCCTGCATAGCACCACCTTCATTTAGATCCTGCCCAGTTAAAAAACCTGTCTCTGCCTTGAAGTTCTTCCATAACTCAGGGTTGGATGCCATCATTTTACTCACACGGTAGTTGCCTGATGCCTCCATGTTACGCAATAAATTCGTTGCTCTGGTAGCTTCTTCACTGTAATCTTTATCGGTAGCCTGCTTATCCCAAAACGCCTGCACTTCTTTGGTGGGCACTTTGCTTTTAAGCCCTGTCTTATCATCAACCTGCTCAGTAAATCCTTCGTCCTTAAACCTGGTACTGAACATAGTAATATCACTCTCTCCTCTGATTACAGAAGGCTTGTTGTACCCCTGCCAGGATAATTTACCGGTATCTGGGTCTTTACGCAATTGAACATATTCTCTAGTCCAAGCAGGATTCTTCATGCCTAGGTGATCAACGTAATCACTACGCATGCCTTTTGGCATCTTAACGATAGATCCTTCATGACGCTGATCTTCTGGGATACTATAATCTGCATACAGGTCTCTCTCGAATTCAGCCTGGCGTTTAGCTAAATCCTTTGCTGCCTTATCATCTTCGATGGGTACCTGTTGAGTATTTACTTTGTTTAGTTTGTCGGCCGACTGAGCAATCATCCTATTAGAAACCTGCTCATTATTCTTAATTCCTTGGTAGTTTTTCTTCTGATCAAGCATGTATTGTGACATGCCAATGACGGCAGCCTCGCCAACAGTCTTTGGTTTTTGCTTCTTTAAAAGTTCTGCGAAGTCCTGATCGGACATTTTGTTATCAAACATACCTTCAGGCACATCGCCCACAGGCTTAAACTTAGTACCTGCGATAGGTTTATCTAGTGTAACCTCGTCTATTTGTGTTTGTGGATCGGTCATGGGTAGAATGAATCTCCCATAAAAATAAGATTATTATTGCTCGTCATCATCATTTCCTGCATTCTGTTGCAGGAAACTGATAAAATTCGGGTTCTCAGTACTCATCTGATTCTTCTTTTTGGTGTTAACCTGATTTGAAATAGCACTATGGAATTGACCAAAATCATTGGTAGCCGGGTTGATAAATGTAGGGGTAAGTACTAACATTTTTTGACCGCTATTAATCGGGTCTGGAACATACTTCTTGGTGATAAAAACAGGTATCGCATACTTGTTGATATCATCCATCTTAATATTCTGTTTGTACTTGGAGTTTACCTGATCTAAAATAGCCTGGATTGTCTCGTTGTGGTTGTTTGGATTCCCTTTCGCAAGCTGATCAATTGTTACTCCTTTAGTGTCATCAAGTTCTGGAAGTAACTTCTCCAGAATTCTCCTCCTGCCATCCTCGGTAACCAGTGTCCACCTGTCCAGCTGAACTCCGTCAACATTCTTAGGATTATCCCCGGCTATGGCTTGGATAGCATTATTAATGATCTGAGTCCCCTTCATGTAGATTGGGTTACCGCTAGCTGTTTTACCCACCACAATATCTTTGGTTGGATTCCTAGCCGCATCGTACATGAATTGAGTGTTGACAGACTGAGGAGCATCTGTTTTTTTAGCCAGTGACGCATGTAAATAAACAAGGCTCTTAGCCTTTGCTGCATTTTTGTCAGCCATCTTCATCTTAAATGCTTCATCCTGCTCACGTTTATAACCAGGATCTTCTGCGTATGCTGAGGTGCCAACCACCTTTGGCTTTCCTTGGATAATATTTTTTGCGGTGGCGTACCCAACATAATCTACAGGTAACTTCATTCCCTTCGAGTCAGGATCAGCCTCAACAATCTTCTGTGCATCATCCATAGTTTGTTTAATGACAGCAGGGTCTGCTTTTTCAAATTCAGCCTTAGCTGCTTGACGAACATCCCTTACACCATTAATAACCTGCGCCGTCTTACTTGCGATAGTCGGGGTATTGTGTGCGTACGATTGTATCTGCTTTGTTTCCCTAGCGATAGTGCGGCCAGAAGGGTCTTTTACTTCCTGCATATCCGGTTTAGTAACTACGTCACCGAAAATATGCTTATCATAATCTTGTTTAGGGAATGTATCTGCAGGGATTACCCATTTTGTTGGAGTATTTAATTGAGCCTTTGTGATTTGATCAGAATCCATATCATCGTACTGCTTATACATTTCATCCAGTTCTTCTGGTGACCTCCAGCCAACACCCTTATCTTTTAAGACGGCACTAGGTATTGTTTTGCTACGGAATTCGCCAATCTGTTTTGATGTACTCGCCCATGCCATAGCACCGGTGTAGGCATCGTTCTTTTTCTTTGTCCACTCGGCAAGTTGGTGTGGGTCTTTCTGGACATCCTTACTTGCCGCCATTAAAGCAGCTTCAGTAAACTTATCAGTATATTGTTTAAACTTAGGTATATCTTTTGGGCGTAATCCTTTAGCTAATTCGCCCATCTCAAGATTACCCTTATTAGCTGCATCAACAATAGCTTTTTGGTGAGCTAGATCACGTTGTTGTATTTGGCCAATAGTGTTGTAGAAGTTCTCCCAATGGTTGATATGAGCAGCACCTTCGCCCTGCCCTGTTGAAACGTTTAATCCTGAGAAATTATCAGCCATTGTTATTGTTTTTTATAACCCTAAAAGAGGTAGTAGTTTAGCTATCGTAGCAGGGTCTAATTTTGATAAGATATCTTGTGAACTGCCGCCACCACCACCCGATGCTGATTTTTTACCACCAAGTATACTCATAGCCCCATCTGAACTTCCTTTCCCTCCAAAAGACTCCAGTGCCATAGCAGCAGTGCTAGCGCCCATCTCTAAGCCAGTATTAGTATCAGCAGCAGCAGCACCCCTTAAACCACGTATTGCAGCAGCATTCTCTTCGTATTTTTGACGTTCGTTGTAATCCCACACTTTATCTTTCCATTGGGCGGTGACATCGTTACGTGACATCATGTTCTTTATATTCCCCACCCTAGCAGCAGCGTCCTGAGCCACTAGATTACTCTTAGCTGCGTCAGTATTAGCTTGGATAGTACTTACAGTAGCTAGACCGCCCTTCCTTTCGGTAGCAGCACCGGTAGCTGCTGCAGCACTTTTTTCAATCTCTTGTTGAGCCTTTGCGTATTGGGCTGCAGGAAGACCTTCCTGAGCCATATCTCTTGATATCTGCTGATTTATTTTTACCTCATCAGGTATAACAGCTGTAGGGCGTTTATTTTCTTTTGCAAGCTTATTAGCCTTCCCTTTCTTTACAGCCCCAGAGATCAGGTTGTAAGCTGCCATTGCAGCTGGGATTAATAATGGGAGTGGCATAATGAATGATTTATATAGTAAAGTAACGAAATCTCTCTCATTGTTAAAGGACTTTTGGTGATACCAGGTAATTGACGAACGGTGAGAAGATATGAGTTGCTCCATATGTTCCACATCTCAGGTGCATTTGCAACCACAATCCTTTCAGGTAATCTCCAGACCAGACATCATAAACATTGTACACATTGCTGTACACGGCCGCTCTCCAGAACGCTGCGTAATACATATTTTCCCTCGCCTCAAAGTCACCATATATCAAATTGCTTTGTTGGTTCAATGCAGTGTATATATCACCGATAACCGGTGCATCCCACAGCGGCACACTAGGCTCAGATAAGTCCTGGCTTTGTATTGGTGAAGCATACCCGACAGTAGTGAATTCTTTTTTAACATTTGGGTTATCATTGAACACAAGATCAATGGATGGGAAGAACCCAGAACCATAGAATCTTCTGTTTGTTCCGACATCATCATGCACATACGGGATACCTGCCTGCCAGGTGATCAACTTGTTTCCGGCACAAACGATGTTATCCGACTGAATTGCTTCTGATTGGAAATCATAAAAAGAACTAAACGCATTCTCTTTTTCATCAAATGATAATGCGTACGGAACTTTACTGCCGCCACCCTGAAGAGAGAATATAACCTCCCCATGGCGATCTTTCAAGTAATTAAACGTACCCCATATGCGAGCAATGCCACCGTACTGGTAAGCCGTATCTGTATTATAAGCAGGTAAAACATTCCCTGCCCATGTCTGCATATGATATATCTCAGAGATAGGTGTCATACCGTCTTGGCTTAACCTAACCCACACTCCTTTATTAATTGCTGGGAAGTAGTCTACATTGCCATTGCTAACCAAAGAACTAGGTATCGATAAACCGAAGTCCCCAATATAGTACTCAATATTATTTGGCGTGATGATAGTATCAGAAGTGATCAATGTTGTATCACCTGCGTTGTTCTTGATGAACCTAGCATATATACCAACTCTTCCAACCCGAACCTTCTGGAATACCCTCAATTCATTTTGATTGATCCTGGTACGGATAACAGGGCCAAATGAATCATCAAAGCGATCATAGTTGAGCGGGTAAAACATACTCATCCCGTTAAAATTTGTTCCGAAATCATACGGTCGACTGTACCGGAACAAAACACCATCAGTAACCTGCTTTGCGTTAGGGTCATATACAGATGGACGGCCATTGCTATTGATCATCATATTGTATACGTCACTGAAGCTGGTTTCTATGATTGGTATAGTAACATTCAATATCACATCAACAGTCAGACTGTACGATCCTATGTTCATGTTCACGACATTGGCACTGTTTACCAAAAGCATGTTAAGATAACCGCTTGGAGGAACGGTAACATATGAATCAACCTCTACCGTATAGCCAACAGATGGACTCATAGCGATCGGATTCACAAGTGTGATCACTTTCTCAACAGGGCCAGGCGTACTGATGGTAGCCAGAACAGATGCATTTAAAGCAAGGTCAACTGTTATTGGAATGCTAGCCCTCAACCTTACAGTTATAGGGTTGACTGAATTATTAAGGAAGAAATTAGCAGCAGGGTCATAGCTAGGCACCAGTGGGGGGTTTGCCTGTGCACCGGTAGCAGCTTGCAGAGTGTACACTGCGTTAGTGATTGTCGTAGGTATAGTAAGTTCAGGACGCACATAGTAAAATCCATTCCCGATCGGAACAGCACTAAGTACTGCGGAACGACCTATAAAAACGACCCTCTGGCGAGCGAACATATCTCCATTGGCAAGAGTAACCTTAGCCGGTGTGACAAGATCAGCGCTCTGCGTTTGTTCCAACCCAATATGATATGCCTGGTCAGTGCCTGGGTTACCTATACCAAATGCCTTACCACACTCAAAGTATATCTGGTTGGTGGCATTTTGGTGTTTAGCCAAAGAATATAAAAGAATCTGGTAGTTCTGGAAATTACCAGCGCCGTCAAACTTAAAGTTGGCATCTATATCGGCAGTAGGGTAATATATTTGGACAAACGTCCCAATCTTAGTGATACCATCTACCACGAAACTATTCACAACACCCAACACTTCATAGTCGTAAGTAGCATTCAATGTAGCAGGAGCACCGGTAGCTGCAAACCTACCTGATATGCGTACACGATCTCCAGGAGTGAACCCGTATGAAACAACCCCTTCGGTAGCATGAATCAATTCATTATACTGACGGATATTATCAATCTCTAGATAAGCGTATCTAACCCCAAGAATATTAGCCTGAGCATCAGAGTAAGCACCATTGGTCACCCAGTTCAGGCGTTTGGAATAAGTAAGGTTCGGAGTTCTTACGGGCACCCATGATCTAGCCCATTTAGGTGGACGTTGATTGATCACTAACTGAGGTGACATATTCTGTGACCCGTTATCTAAAGCAGTCTGGAATGTACCGCCTGCAGCTATTACAGCACCGTTTGTCCTACCCGCTTCGTCAAAATACATCTGACCAAATGTGTAGGCAGATTGGAATGCGTATGAAAATTTGGTTGTGGCGGCATTAACAGGTGATGCGAACCCTGTACCGGTTGTGCTAGTTCCAGAAGAATAAAGTGTAATCGCTGTTGGATAGCTTACGATCAATACATTATCCACTAAAGATACCTGAGTAAACCCTTCTGCTACTAACAACCCAGACACAGCAGCAAGAACGGCATTCACTGTTTGAACCGATGCCGACTCTAGGTAGCTGATACTTTTATCAGCACCTGCCCCATCAACCATATTTATTTTATAGTAGGCTGCACTATTATTGAATACACTTACGGTACCACTAACATTCGTACCGGTGCCTGCTACGTAAATTTTAATCCTTGTGCCTGCTACACCGCTATCGACACCTGATATTGTTGCAAAGAACAGTAATCCATTGTAATCAAAGAAGTAAGTATTCCCACTTTCAGTAGGCGAGTTAACAGATGTATTGGCATTTACAATGTTGTAGCCTTCTTTTATGTTGGTGTAAGCTAAGACATTCCCGTTGATCAGGGACTGAGCAGCAGCTTCCTGAGGAACCATTGACTGCAATTCTCTTTGCTCCAAAGGATCTACAGGTATGTAATTGTCGCTATTATAGAACTTATACCAGAATACATCGTTACTAGTAAGACCCAAGGCTGCCTTATCAAAGCTTGATATCAGATACCATGGGCTTAAAATTCCATCTTTCACATACCGGAACGATACCTCAATCTTTTTCACGTTAGACGGTCCAGTGCTCATAAACAATGAGATCCTGGAGTTTAAGTGATAATCATCCTGCGTAAGTGTGGTATACGGCTGAAAAGGTAATGGCACGATGGAATATTGACTCCATACAGACTTCTCGTTGTCATCATAGACAAAACGGTAGCTGAATTGGAATAAAATATTCCTCAATTGATTGGATGTAACATCAGCATCATTCTCATACACAGGTTTGATAGGCATCTGTGGAGGTGCTTTAGCTACATCAATATAAGATCGGATAATAGGATTGTACGTTCCAGCCAAGAAACTTTTGATATTGATCTTAGTCGGACGTTTCAAGCTATCAAGGAAATATAAAATATCACCAGTGTTATCATCGCCATAAAAAATATCTACGCTAGTAATTACCCCGTCTGCTGTAAAAGAAAGTGGGATACCGGTAGTATTTGTACCGTCTTGTATCAGCGTGACAATACTCTCGTCATCATTGATGATGTATACTCCAGAATTACCATTGCTATTATAGTTAAAGAAAAAGACCCTCTTCTGAACGGGGTCCCAAAATCTTCCGATGTTCACATTATTACCTGCAGGTGGAGTAAAGTTAAGCTTGCGATTCCCGGGTATTTTTTCTCCTCGAAGGTTGCCTGGCTCACCCTTGAATATAATATTTCTCGCAACCTTATGGCGGCCAGGTACCCACACCTCGTTTGGGGTGTCGTAATCCATCATTCCTAGTAGCCGTAAAGATTGAGTCTGTGGTCCCATATTAATTATATACTCTTATTTCAATGAATGTATCGCTAAAATTAGGTGTGCCTGTACTTGTTCCATCGTAAAGAGTGAATTTTAATATAAATAAAGAATCTCCTACGGGAACTCCTGTTACAAAATATGGTTGTCCACTATTATTATATGAACCACAAACTAATGCTGTTTTGTTAGCTGTAAAAATAGCCGTTGACGGGACTATATTGATAGTTCCGTTTGATGGATTAGTAAAAGCAAAAGTAGTAGCCCCGAAATCAGAATTTAATACTTTAGGTGCGTTCAATGTACTAAGGCTTATTAGGGCTGCATAAGTTTTATAAGGTCTAAAATTTTCTTTTAACGCTAATAAAGTATTACATACAGGGTCAACATCGCCAGATGGTGCCTCAAATGGAAACTTGTAGCTAAGGTCAATAGCTGCAACTATTAACTGGTTTATACGAGCGTCTTCTCCTGCCATTACAGTATAAATTTGCCGGAACCGCTCGTTAATAAACGACCGCTACCGCTTGTTAATAAATATCGAACCGTCCGTACAGGTGTAGGTACCACGAGTACTATGTCTGTCACCTTGAACTTATACAACCTATCAAACATACCCTTGGCCGTGTAGTTATTCCCTGAAGGATCAACACCAGTACAATTGTAGATAACATTTGTCTGGGCGGCATCGAAATAAGATGTACCCAAAGTAAATGTGATCATCCTTTGTTGGTCCGGACCAGGATATCCGACAATAAGCGTTATGTTTTGTTGTCCCGTCATCCTTTAACCCCCCATAGGAATGATTCTCTGTAATACTGCTCTGCCTCAGCCAGATTAAATGGTTTGTACATCTTCTTAGAAAGACTCACTGCGCGAGCAAAATCTCTTGCCCTCATCTGCTTATCATTACCTGCCATATGACTGTTTGCAGGCATAAACTGCGTATCCTTCCAAGCTAGCCAGGCGATCATAGCTTCCTCAAACTGCATAGGAATCTCGTAGTCCATATTCTGAATCGGTGCAGACAGATACATCAGCCACACGTTTGGATACGGGTAGTTGGTATTCAGTATAATTACACGATTTGTCTCATCAATCTTAAACTCCCCAGGCTGAATCAAGTGGCTGCCCAAACCGAAGTTCTGTTGGTTGCCTGCCCACTCGCCATCGGTCGGTCCATAGAAACCGGTACCGGTCATCCAGTAAGGTCCTAGCAATGCCTGCTGAATCTCTGGTGTGATATCAGCTAATCGGTTAGGCCCGTTATCGCGGTAAGTAGTCAGGTTGTTATTGACGGCAAGCGTCTGGAATTCCCCAGCTGCATTTAACTGCCCAACCTTGCACCATTTGATGTAATCTGCGGGGAATGTGGCTGTTTTGTTTGCATTGACAACCAATTCAACTGTCTGTGGCTCCCAGAATCCATTCAATCCCATGAATTTAAACCCACGGAACGCAAGTCTCCACAGCCTCAGAAACTCTGCTTCATTACCCTTTGCCTGCTCCTGATAAGAGTAAACAGCATCTCTGAGTTTAATATTTGTCTGTATAGGTGCTGACATGGGTTATTATTTTGCTGTTGGGACTGTATTACCGGCATTGGTGAGAGTTTTTGGTCTGTCAACTCGTCCTGTAATATTATCAATAACTATTTTAAATGCCATCTCAATATCATCATCCGGTGCATTGATTACATCGGTATCTGATCCTGTAGCGCCTCTAGCTGTCAACATAGGCACATTAAGTGTCTGGGGAAGAGCCATTAAATTTTGACCATTAGCATATAAAAACAATGTTCTATTCTCTGGCCAACAGTAAATACCAAAGTTTGGCGTTGGCATCTTCAGTGCATTAGCACGGTTAAACGATTGCAGGAAGATCAAAGGGTAACTCTCTGCTCCATCGCCAACAAAAGTGGGTGCCTTTATGGAATAACCTAGTGGCAACCCGACAGGTGGTGCAGGAAGTGTAACCTTGAAGTAACCGGTCTTAGCGTCCCGGGTAAATGCACTTGCAGCAAATGAAAATGTTGTAATAAATCCTTCGTACGTAGAATATATCCCATCAACCTTGTAAGATTCCTTTGCACTCGTAGTAATAGCGGTTGCTAAAGCCTCATATACGTAAAGGAGGATCTCGTTGCTGGTATAGTTGTCGGCAATATCTGGCCATCCGTTAGAAAGATAACGCTTGATTCGCTCTACAAAAACACCAAAAGTTACTTGAGTGATCATATTATTCTCCTTTGTTTATAACCTCCATACCAAACTGTACGAGATTTTCTGATTGGAAAGAGAGGCCAAGTATCTTACACGCCCTTCCGAGCACTTCTGTCATAGCTGAATCATTGAACTGCGGGTTTACACTTTTCGCCTGATTGTAAACAGGTCTGCCGCCTACAATATCGTAACCCCAAACAACATCATCAGGCTTTACATAATAGTTAACAATAACTGAACTTATTTGACCATTTGGGTACACATGCCAACCGGTTGCCGCTTCGTTGTACCAGCACTTGCCGGTATCAGTAGGAGGATCGATCACTGAATTCATCCTTCCAGGAAGCTTGTTATCACTTATCCAGTCCACTTTTTTTCCTGACGGGTCAGTCATAAGGGCTAAATACCTGAATTTATCTGGGTATGGGGCAATGTTTGATGCTATATTTATCGTCTTCTCCTCTACTTTAAATGGGGACAAATCGGTAGATATTTTGTTGTTCATACCTAAACCAACTACCGGCACAGGTCTACCTGGTTGGAACTGCTGAACAAATCCTAGTAAATATTCTTGATACCCTTTCTGTCCAGCGGTCATGGCGTATCCAAATTCATCAGGAGTGATCTGAGCGATTTGGTTCTTACGGGCCATAAAGTTTATGAATTGATATGCGTAATTGGCTGTCATGATGGTAGTGTCTTCCCAAAATTAATGAATTGGTTGGGTTGATTTGAGAAAAAGTTTTTAGATTTGTGATGTCTGAAGTAGAACCCAGATTAATTATCACAGAAACTGCCCCAGAGGGCGGTTGGGCGAAGAGAGAGAAAGTCTCAATTCGGTTCTACCCCAATCATCCTCTGGGGTATTTTTATTTTATGAAAGAACGTAAAAAACAGCACAAACTAAGAAGCCATAAACTATACGGAATTTGGTCTGACATGAAAGATCGGTGCTACAATACTACCAGAGTCAGGTACCATAGATATGGTGGTCGCGGAATAACCGTTTGCCAAAGATGGTTGGACGATTTCAAAAATTTCTATGATGATGTTATAGAAGGATACAAGGAAGGATTAGAACTAGATCGGGTAGATAATGACGGCAACTACGGCCCAGATAATTTTAGATGGGCCACCCATTTACAGAATACAAGAAATAGCACTGTTGCAAAGCTAACGGAAGAGTCTGCTGAATACATACGGACTTGCGGTAAGTCAACAAAAGAACTGATGGTTCAGTTCGGCATGTGCAAGTCTGCAATCAATAGAGTAAAAAACGGGAAGACATGGAAGAAAACAGATACGCCCCAATAAAGGGGCGTATTGTTTAAATTAATATTCCTAACTCACTAAGAACCAAGGAATAACGCATACTGCACAGGGGCAATAGTACGCACCCCGAAATAACTCATCATAGAGATATTACGCTCCATAACGGTTGTTTTGTTCGCAGGGGCGGCACCGCCAGTTTCCCATGTTTGGATACGTGTTCCGTCGGGGCTTTTCTGCCAAACGATCTGGAAAGATGGGTAAGACATCGCGTTACCGCTTCCGTCTCTCATCTTAGGATCTTGGTTGATACGCTGAGGAATACAGATCGCATACCCACGGTAGATAGAACCGGTAGAGGCCTGAGGCACTCTCTTGTACACCATCTCCGTGTTATACATTGCATTGCAATACATATGGAAGGTGATGTTGTCCATCTTGAAGGTATCGAAACCGTAAGCTGCAGCGCTTTCTTTGCTACCACCCACTGATTCGTAGGTGCATGCATTGAAAGTTCCTTTGAACAGATCAAACAACATGTTGTCGATGGCCTGTTTTGCGTAGAACTCATTCAGCATATGGTATTCACCAGGCGCACCGAAGAAGTTCAAGGCTCTTGTCAGAGTCTGGAAATCGTAGCGCATTGGGTTACCGGCAGTATACTGAACCTGAGAACCGTTGGCAGCAACCCTTTGCTGAACACCGATAGTACCATAGGTACCGTTGTTCAGGTTGTTTACGGTATTACCTTCCATTACTTTGAAGAACATGTTGTTCATGTACCTCTTATTCATATCATCCTGAGCCAGGTTGTAGTAGTACTGCTGGCCATCAGCGAGGATAACCTCCTGCTTCTCAATCAAGGCGAAGTCAGAGATATCAAAATCATCACGATGTTCTGTGGTGTAGTTGAATATCTTGTCATACACCGGAGCGAGACCAGCGGTTTTGTTTGATCCCTCACCTGCGTCCATGTTACCACGGAAAAGGAAGGCATCACCTGCAAGAATGGATGAAGAATTTGCGGAAGCGATATTATCTGTGGTCAGGTTTGGAACAACGGTCACAGTCCACGCATTAGTAGCCGTAGAAGGGATGGCTGTTACCTTCACCTGAATACCTGATGAATCCAGGATCATGGTCTCACCTACACGAACAGGACACAGGGTTCCGTTCTGGTAGTAAGAATCCGTTCCTACCTGGAAGGTCACGGCATTACCGGCACCGGTAGATGCTACTGTTGTCTGTACGGATACAGAAGGGTGCAGCTGACGCTTCTCATAATGGTCTGTCTCTTATACACATCTCCGAGCCCACGAGACGCTACGCTATCTCG